CGAAAAGTAAAAGGGATCTGGCTATCTATTTATTCAGGAGGATCAGTAATATCGCTCACATGATGACGGATAAGGAGTGTAGACTGGCCCATGAGATACTCGTGGCCGGAGATCCGAAACAGCGGTCCTGTAGGGGGCTTGTCACAGGGGCTTTGAGCAGGTTCGCTAAAGAGAGTGGTGCCAACGAGGGTAGAGACAGGCATGGGAGGTCAGCAGTATGAAAAAGAAGCAGACCGAGAACAACGGTATTGATATTCGTGGCGCCCTGTCCACCCTGCATTGGGCAGACAGGGATAAACTCACGGCCAACGACTACAACCCCAACAAGGTAACCCGGGAGAACCTGGATCTAATCAGGCAGTCCATTATGACCAACGGCTGGACCCTGCCTATTGTAGTGCGTAAGGACTATACCATCATCGATGGGTTTCACAGGTGGATGATTGCAGGGGAGGAACCACTTAAGTCCTTACTCCACGGGCAGGTGCCGGTAGTCATCGTCGATCATCACGATACATCCAAGGATATCTACGGCACTATCACCCATAACCGAGCCCGAGGGGTTCATCTGCTGGAGCCCATGAAGGCTATCGTTAAGAGGTTGGTCGATGATAAGGTACCCATTGCCGAGATATGCAAGCAGTTGGGGATGAAGCCCGAGGAGGTGTTCCGTCTGTCATCCTTCCAGAGAGAGGACTTCCTTAATGTGATGATTAAGGAACGCGGATATTCTAAAGCGGAGTATGTCACAAAATCGTAGGTTATATGATACGGTGCAGTGGCGCAAGGTGGCCAAGCGGTTTCTTTTTGCCCACCCTCTGTGCCTGTTCTGTAATAGGATGGGCAGGATCTCCCCGGCCACAGTAGTTGACCACATTGTTCCCCATAAGGGTGATCTGGCCCTGTTCTGGGACGAATCAAATCTTCAGCCGCTATGCAAAAAATGCCATGATAATACAAAAAAGATTCAAGAAATACACGGATACAGTCCAGCCGCCGGGATTGATGGCCATCCGATTGATCGTAACCATCCCTGGAATAAATGATTAATAAAGACAGCTTGATGTTTAACAAAAACAATAGGATAGGGGCCTATGAATCTTGTAGAGGCCAAAGAAAATTAACCGACAGGCAAGCCTCGCCTTTGTTTCCGCATATTACAGGCTGGGGGTCAAAAAATTGACAGCCCTCGGAAGGCCGGGAGACTACCATGCAGTCCGGTCCTAAGCCAAGGCCGGCGAAACTCAAGATCCTGGAAGGAAACCCCGGAAAACGAAAAATACTGGCCGAACCGGAAGCCCCAACCGGAAAACCGGAGCCTCCATCACACCTGGACGCCTACGGCCTGGAGGAATGGAATAAAGTAGTGGATGGACTTTCTGCTATGGGAGTTTTATCTCCCCTGGATCATGGCACCCTAGCCGCATACTGCTATTCCTACTCCGTCTGGCGTGGAGCCACGGAGGCGTTGAACGACATCAAAGCCCAGAAGGGCTTCCTGGCCTCGTTACTCATGCCAACCAAGAGCGGGAACATCATTCAACACCCATTAATCGGTATTTGCAACAAGGCGGCGGCTGATATGGCTCGGTATGCCTCTGAATTTGCGATGACACCTTCGGCCCGAGCCCGACTGGCCGTTGAGCCGGTAAAAGGTGAGCCGAGTAAATTCAAAGGCCTGATAGGAGTGGTCGGTGGCAAAAGATAGCAAGCGGGTCCAGGACATTATTGATTTCATCGAGCAACTCAGGGTGCCGTCAGGCAAGGGCGAGGGCGAGTTATTCAAGATGAGACCTTTCCAACGGCAGTTTATCCGTGATGTTTATGGGCCTGTAGACAAAGATGGCAGTAGAATCGTTCGTAGGGCCATCTTAAGCATGGCTCGGAAGAACGGTAAGACCATGATGGTTGCGGCCCTGGCCCTGGTTCACTTGGTCGGTCCTGAACGCACCCTGAACGGCGAAATATATTCGGCGGCCAATGATCGTGAACAGGCGGCGATTGTCTTCCGGTACGCGGCTCAGCTTGTTCGGGCCGAGCAAGAGTTATTGCAGTATGTAAAAATCATCGATTCGACCCGGACAATGGTTTGCATGGCCAATGGATCAGTATATCGAGCGTTATCAGCGGAGGTAGGAACTAAATTCGGTTTAAACCCTACGGTAGTAATCTATGACGAGTTGGCGCAGGCCAAAAACCGGGATCTTTACGATGCCCTGGACAGCAGTATGGGAGGACGGGAAGAACCCCTTTCCATCGTAATCTCCACTCAGTCCAACGATCCACAGCACCTTCTCTCGCAACTGATTGATGACGGCCTAAACAGCAACGATTCCACCACGATCTGTCATCTTTATGAAGTGCCGGACAAAGCCGAAGCGGTTTTCTCCGACCCGAAGCTTTGGAAACAGGCAAACCCTGCTTTGGGTGATTTCCGGTCCTTATCGGAGATGAAAACCGCCGCAAAACGGGCTTTACGGATGCCTACCTTCGAATCCTCCTTTCGTAACCTCTATCTCAATCAGCGGGTCAGTATTTCAACCCCTCTGATTCCCAGGCTGGAGTGGAACGCCTGCCAGGGAGAAGCAATAATCGCGAGCGGAAGTAAAATTTATTTAGGTCTTGATTTGTCGGGCAAGACGGACCTTACCGCCCTGGTTGCAATCTCAGTCGGTGATACGGATCTGGTCAAGGCCTGGTTCTGGAAACCCGCCGACACACTGCTTGAGCATGAAAAACGGGATCGAGTACCTTATACCGTCTGGAAAAAGCATGGAATAATCGAAACAACCCCCGGCAGGGCGATACAATACGATTGGGTGGCCGAACGGCTTAAAGAGATCGTTAAGGATTATGTGGTAATCGGCCTGGCGTTTGACCGGTGGAGAATGGACGATCTGAAAAATGCCATGGGAAGGGCCGACCTGGAATGCTACACGGAGGGCCGGGATGACCCCAAGGAAGGCGCGTTGCGGATGGTAGATTGGGGCCAGGGGTACGCTTCGATGACCCAGGCCGTAGAAGCCCTGGAGGTGTCAATCCTGGATCGCAAGTTCGTTCACGATGGCAACCCTTGCCTAACCTGGAATTTTTCTAATGCTATGGCCATATCCGATGCCGCCGGTAACCGTAAGCTGGACAAGAGCAAGACGAGGTTCAGAATAGACGGTGCCGTAGCTACTGCCATCGCCATCGGCCTAAAAAGCCGTGACCTAAAACTCGCGGCCCAGCCTTCGATTTACGAAACCCGTGGAGTGATTGCCTTCTGATGATGGCCCTACCTGAAAAAGAATGGTTGAGGGTGGAGGAAGTAGCTCAGTATTATTCGGTCAGCAACCGAACGATTTATTTGTGGTTGGCTCATGGCCACCTGGTGGCCGAACGCTTGCCCGGCCGATCGATACGGATTACCCGTAAATCGGTCCAGACCTGCCGCTTGCCGTATCGAAATGATTGCGTAGAAGGCCCGTAGGGAGGCCCAGGCTAAAAAGACGGCCTGACCATCGTCCTTTGGCCCTGAACGGCACCACGGACCTGCGACATGGCAAAAAGTGGCCCTATAAGGGCCACCTTCGCTGTTTTTTTTTAGATGGATTTAATTAACAGGGTCCAGACCAAGGTTCCGATGCCCAGGCAGACGATCCATTCGACGATTTCCCTTGCTACCTTGCTCATCTTATGCCTCCTATGCTTCAGCAGTTTCGGCGATTAGGTTCAGGGCCTTCCGCAGGCCCGGAACGAACAGCCGGGTGGAGGTTCTCAGGTCGTGTTCGATATGGCTTGATATGGCGTAGGCCAGATTGCAAACCGTGATTGAATCAATCCCTGACCAGCGATACGTCTCGGGGTATGCTTGCCGGTAGTTCTGGTCTTCGATTACTTTCATGATGGTTATCCTTATACGGCCCTGAACAGAAGATTCTTAAAGGTCTCCGAAAAGTAATCCAAGTTATCGGCGTGAAGGGCCTTGGACTTTTTTTCGGTGGTAACCAGGCTGTTGTTCCTCCACCCGACCTCATTCCATACGGGCGTTTGGTTATTACAGAAAACGTAGGACCATCGCCCGTCCTGATAAACTTGAAGTTTGTTCTGCCGTCTCATCCTGATCTCCTTTCTACCAATATTCGTTCAAAAGTTTCAGGGCCATCTTCAGTCCGTTCACCCTGCCGTCCCAGTAGTGCATTTGTTCGGCGTGGACTTCCTTTCCTTCCCGTGCCCGGATTCGCTCCGTTTCTTTTTCCAGCATGACCTTTGCCCTGGCCAATTCCCTTCTAATTTTATCGGCTCCGCTGTAGTGATCCTTGTTTACTTCAAACTCGATTTTCATTTGATCTCCTTTCGCGGTCGGCAGGAACAGGTCGGGGCCAGTTTTTTACCTGGAAGGATTCTGGCTTCCAGTTCTCGTCCGCATTTAGGGCAGGTGAAAATTGTCGCCCAGCCCTTCATAAAACTCATCAGATATGGTTCGCCTCTTGTCATTTCCGTTTTCATCCTGACCTCCTTTTTTGTTCCACGTGGAACATTTATTCGGTGGCCGGGGCCGGTCGACGGATGATCCGGTTATAGGCGTTCCGGTTTGCTGCCGGTTTGCTCATTCCACCGGCGACCAGTTCGGTCCTTAAGGACCAGAACTTTTCCATGTTTTTCTGGATTTCCGCTTCCGTTTTCCTGATCCGATTTTCCATCTGCCTGTCCTCCTTTTTTGTTCTGATTTATCTATAATATAATCCTAATCGGTTAGGTTGTCAAGAGCTTTTTAAATTATTTTTTTCTGCCAGTTATTACAGGTAGTTACCTGGAGGCTTCCGGCCTGGAAATCGGCCTTCCAAGATCGTAAATAAAGCCGATTTTTAAAGGAGTGACGGCCAGCTACCTTTTCTGGAACGGTCTTTAAAACGGCCTTTTAAGGCCTGTTTCTGACCTGGAAATCGGCCAGATCGGCCTTCCTGGCCTGAAACCGGCCTAAAAACGGCCCGGAACCCGGCCTAATCGGCCAGAGACCGGCCAGGGCATAGGGCCAGATCGGCCAGCCGTCCTCAAGGCTCGTAGCAGGGTTCCCGGCCTCTTCCTGGTAGCTAAGGCTGTCTTTTCCGGCCACCCCGGTATAAGGCCTTCCAGACCGTTGAAGGCCTATTTTTCAGGCCTGGAAGGTAGTTTATCGGCCTGGAAGGCCTTATTAGGCTTAGATCGGCCTGGAAGGCCTGAAACCGGCCCTAAAAAGCCGTTTTCAAGACCGTTCCAGAAATCTTAACCTCCTGATTTAAAACAGGTATCTGGCCGTATTTACTATTTTCTAAGGCCGGAGTCCAGGTTTGGAAGCCAGGGGTAACTACCTGATTTTGCTGGGCCTAAAAATAAAATAAAAAAGCTCTTGACATCCTAACGGATTAGGTTTATATTAAGGAAAAATCGAAACAAAAAGGAGATCGACCATGGAAAAAAAACAAAACAGATTTTCGGGACCGGGAATAACCAAAGCCGAATTTCTGAAATCAATTTCTCCTTTTTCCTTAGAGGAATTTCTGGCCCTGGTAGAAAACGGAACTCTAAAAACCTATCGGGTTAAAAAAACAGATAAGGGCATCCAGATTTTCTATAACTTTATCACCAACGGAAAATTGATTTTTATCGCCAACTAAATGTTCCACGTGGAACGTCAAAAAAAAAGAGAAAGGAAAAAACAGATGACTACCAGAAAGCAGATTCAAGAGGCAAAGGCAGATCACTCTTTAGCCCTGGCAACGATTGCCGATCAACGCAAGGCCATTAAAGATGTGAACCATCAGGCCGCGAAGGCCGACCGGAAGAACCAGGTCCAGGCCCGCAGGGCCGATCGGATCGTCAGGAACCGGCAGGTCCGGGAAGATCGAAAGGCCGTCCGGGCCGAAAATCGGCGCCTGACCAAGATCGAACGGAAGGTCGAAAAAGCCGGGGCTATTCTGGCCGAGATCATGGCCATCCTGAAATCCTAAACCCCTAACCGGCCCCGGAGGATCCAGGCCGGGGCCACGGAGGAGATCCGAATGACCAGAGTTTACAGCAAGGCAAGGGGTCTTAAGACCCTAAAACCGGAGGCCGATGTGCAGGCGTATCTGTTAAAGCATGACGCGGTTATCGTGAAGGGAAAGGTCCCCGGAATCCAAACGCTGGAGAAGTGGGTCAGCAACGGAGTTTGCCGGGCCGTTGACGGCTGCGGCGGTATCGAACCGGATGGACACTGCGAACATGGGCATCCGTCCTGGCTCTTGGCCTTAGGCTATATTTAACCAACCATCAAACCAAGTCCCGGCATCTGGCCGGGGCCAAAAAAAAGGAGGAATTATCATGGAAGCGAAGAAAACCGTAGCCCAGGACCATGCCGACCAGATCACCAAGGCCGGTAAGGCAAAGGCCAAGATGGCCGATTTAACCAAGGCCGACCAGGACCGGAAGGCCAAGTCAAAGGCCGATCTGGCCAAGGCCCTGAAGGAAAAGAAAGCGGCAGACCCCGTCAAGGCCAAACAGGCCGAGGCCGTCCAGGCCAAGGCCGGTATGGTTAAGGCCGAACTCCAGGTCCAGGCCGAGAAGCCCGCCATCACGATTTTAAAGGCCGATACGGCCCTTTCAAAAGCGATGGCCAAGGCCAAACTGGCCGAACCCGAAGTGCCTGACCCCGTTGATCCGATCACCGCCGGAAGGAAGGCCAAGGCCCAGGCCGAGAAGGATCAATACCATGCGGATCGTGCCGAGGCCAAGGCGGCCCGGCTGGCAGATCGGGATAAACGCCGAGCCGAAAAGAAAGCGGCTCGGGCCGAGAAGGCCGAGAAGAAAGGCAAGGGTACCGGGTCTGCCAGGATGAACGGGTTCGATCCCCCCTTACGGCCTGACAATCGTCGCAAGGTATCCCTGCTGATGCCCGAGGAAATGTTTCAGGCTTTTCTGGCCCAGGTGACCGGAGACAAGTCGGCCTTCAAGGCCCATGTGCTGGCCCTGCTGGATACGCACCTGGTCACGGATGTATCCCCGGCCAAGGCCTAAATAACCCTACTACCCCCGGCCTACGGGCCGGGGGACAGCAAACAACGAAAGGAGACCAAAATGAAGCTGATGACTAAAGAGATTGAAAAGAAGGCCCAGGCCCAGTATGCTCTGGGAAGTAGTCTGGAAGACCAGATGGTGGTAGCCAAATTCTTTGACCCCTGCGGATCATGGACTTGGTATTTGATGAATCAAGACCCGGAAGACCCCGACTACCTCTGGGGCATCGTTAAGGGATTTGAGTTTGAGGTGGAGGTGGAGGTGGAGATCGGGTCGTTTAGCTTGTCCGAACTGCAATCCGTCAAGAACAGTCTGGGAATCGGTATGGAACGGGATCTCCACTTCAGGCCCCGAAACGCCAAGGAAGTCTACGACGCCGTCTATGCCGGTAAACACGTTTAAGAAAGGAATATCATAAATGATAAAAGTAATCGACGGTAAAAAATACGATACGGACAAAGCCGAAGTAATTGCCGAATGGAATAACCATTATCCGTCAAACGACTTCAAGGCATGTAACGAAACGCTTTACCTGACGGCAAAAGGGAATTGGTTTTTGCATGGTGAGGGTGGAGCAACGACCAAATACGCTAAATCCTATGGGAACTCGGTATCCGGCGGAAGTGATATTAAATCAATGACTCCCGGCCAAGCATATGCCTGGTTGGTCGATTGCGAGGAAGCAGAAGTATTGGAAAAATATTTTGGGGATAAGCTGGAAGAGGCTTAATATTAGCCAAAAAAAAGGGGGCAATATTTTGGAGATAACGAGAGGATATGCGAGCAAACTAATCAAGCGTGGTGCTGCCCGATCAAAAGGAAGAACGATTGATCAGGGCTGGACATGGGAAGTGATCGAAAGGAAGGATATTGTCCGCACGGACAAAGTGCGCCTGAAAACCGTGGGAGAAGCGAAGGATTCGTTTAATTGGACGGCCTCTGAGATGGGCAGAAAAGGAGGATCTTCCAGGTCCGAGAAAAAGACAAAAGCATCGAGGCTGAACGGTCGCAAAGGAGGGAGGCCCAGGAAGAATAAATAGCGTCGAGCACATTTTTAGGAGGGAAAAGGGGCCTTCTTTATGGGGGGGCTCTTTTTTTGTGTGAAAGTAGTGTCTTTTTGCGAATTATGCCACTTGCTCTTATCCGTTGTTTATGAAACAATCCTCGGTGTGAATATTTTCGACAGGATTATAGTCTATTTCCAGCGCAACTTCCGGGCAGACCTGTCCCTGACAGACGAGAAAGCCTGGGATAAATCCCTTTGGAACCTTGTCGGCTCGCAATCCCTCTCCGGTGAGACCGTCACCGAATCAACCGCCCTAACCTATTCAGCCGTTTGGAACGCCGTCGCATTGATCTCCGGGACGGTGGGGGCATTGCCACTCCACCTCATGCAAAGAAAAGGCGAAAGCAACCGCCTCGTAGACAATAAACCAGCTTATCGCCTCCTCCACGATACCCCCAACCCCTTCATGACGGCCATGACGTTCAGAGAAACGCTCATGGCCCACGCCCTTATCTGGGGGAATGCCTACGCCGAGCAGGTCCGGGATGGGATGGGGCAGCTTGTCGAACTATGGCCGATTAGCCCGAACCGCATAACCCCGGAGTTAAGGGGCGGGCAGTTGGTTTATCGGGTCAAGGTGGATAATGCGGAAATCGTTCTTCCCCGCGAGAATATTCTGCACGTCCCAGGGTTGGGGTTTGATGGATTTATGGGGTATTCGATTATCAGCATGGCCCGTAAGTCCATCGGGTTGGGAATGGCAATGGAGTCTTTTGGTTCCCGGTACTTCGGCGCCGGTACGCATCCGGGGATCATCGTCAGCCATCCGGGGGTATTAAAGGAACCAAAGAAGCTATCCGATGCCCTGGCCACTGCCTATTCCGGTCTCGGGAATACCCACCGCCTCATGCTGCTTGAAGAGGGGATGAAAGTGGAGAACTTGGGGATTCCTCCCAACGATTCCCAGTTTCTGGAGTCCCGCCAGTTTGAGATCCAGGAGATTGCCCGGTGGTTTAACTTGCCGCCGCACAAGCTCAAAGACCTTACCAAGTCGAGTTTCAATAATATCGAATCGGAGCAGCACTCTTTCGTGGTGGATACCATACTTCCCTGGCTGGTACGGTTTGAACAAAATTACAATATGCAACTTTTGACGTTGACTGAAACTACCCGGCAACGTCTTTATTTTAAACATAGGGTCGAGGGATTGCTTCGGGGTAATGCCGAAAGCAGGG